TTAAATGCTTGAGCAATACCTACTAAAACTATAGCAGATCCTAAATTATTTACTCCAAGTGGACTAAGAATATTTGATAAAATATTAAGTGAACCACCTTTAGTCAATTTACTTTTAATTATTTTTTTATCACCTTCATTTATATCCTTATTTTTTTCTACAGCAAAATAATGTAATAATAAAAGTCCAGATAAAACTAATAAATTATTTTTACCAAGTGGTGCAAGAATACTTTCTAATGTAGATATATGTCCTCCAAGTTGTTTTGTTTTACGTGGTTTTGATTTATTTAATTCATTTAAAAAAATATTAACACTCAATTTTGTTAAAGATTCACTCGAAAGAGGTTGTAAAATATAAGCTATTTCTCTGATTGCATGAAATTGTGTAATATTATCTTTTTTTTTATTTTTCTTATTTCCACCATTTTGACTTTTAATTAAATCAAAAATTGAAGGATCTTTTTGATCAGAATTACATCCACAATTATTTTCTCCTTTGTTACCTCCATTTTGTAATAAATCTCCTTCAAAAATTGGTCTATAATTATTTGAATATCTAGGATATGCTGGCATTCCTCCTATTGCTTCTCCAACATTTACAACATATCCATCCCCACCATTTTGTAAAAGATCTCCATTAAATATTGGTCTATTATTATAAGAATATCTTTTATATTCAGGCATTCCTGCAATAGAATCATTTATATCTACAGAGTATCCATCTCCACCTTTTATATTTTTTTTATTTTTATTAATACCTATATTTTTTTTATTTTTACTCATAATTCTTTTATATAATATAATAATATTTTAAATTATTAGATCTAAAAAATTTTACATATAAATAAATATAATACATAAATTTTTTATTATATCAATTTTATACTGAATCCAAAATAATTTGAATTTGATTAATATTAGAAATATTATCCATCGAATCAACTTTTTTAAAAGGAATCCATTTTTTGAATGATTTATGATAATTACATTCAACATAAACTGCTTTATTATTTTTAATTTTACTATCAATATCTTCATTAATGTCTGATTCGCTTAATATATTTTTCAAAAAATTACTAGTATCAATATCAGGGACAGATGCATAAGAATATTTTTCAATATTATTGTTATTACTTTTTGCATATAATTCATAAATATCAGGCATTAGTGTAGAATTAATTAAAAATCTACATGTTGTTTTCTCTAATTTATTATTGCCAATTGAATGATTATTATTCGAATTTACATCATAATCTTTCTGTTTTTGTTTATTATTTTCCACAAAGACTTTTTGTTTTTTTATTTGATTAAAATTATTATTAAAATTATTATTATTATCATCAGATTTAATTATTTCAACATCATTAAATAAATCATCTTGTTCATTATTATTAAAATTATGTAATTTTTCTGAAATATCATTATTAACAGTTGTTCCATTATTTAATATTTTAGTATCAGATCTGCATTCAGGAAATATAAAAAGATAATTGTCACTAAAATTGTTAATATTTTTAAAGTAAAGTCCTGCGCATTTATAGTTTAAAGTATTCATATATTTATCACTCAAATCTTTTATATATTTATATTCAAAATAATTTTTTTTTGATATATATAATGTTTCATTATTACTATATTCGTGATCATTTGATAAAATATTCTCAATTATAAGCTGTCTTTCAGAAAATTGTTTTGTTACTATATTATCACCTTTGTAATATGCAATATCATTAATTAAATAAATCCATTTGTCATTATTATTTTTAACTAATTCTCCATCGAATAAAGTTCCTGTAAAAATATCATCACTAAATTTTAGTTGTGTTACAGTCATACTATCATTTTTTTTATTAATAAAAATACAATATTTCTTTGAGTTATATGTTGTCATATATAAAATAAATTTTTTTCCAAAGGTGCTCAAAGAAACTTGGAAATTTCCGTCTTTTAAATTATTTACATTTTTTTTATTTAAAAATGTATAATATTTAGATGTAAGATTAAAAGAACCTATTTTATTAATAGATGTTTTAATATCATCTTTAATTTTAGATGATACTATTTGTAAAGATTTTTTATTGCCAAAATAAGTTGGATTCATAATATATTATATTAATTAAGTTATCTTCAAATAGATTAATTTAATTATATTTAAAATAAATTTCATATTTATTTATTTTATTAAAAATAAAATAAGAAAAACTCCATTTTTTCATCTTTCTTCTTCCTCTCTCTCCCCTCCTCTCCATTTTTACTTCATATAGTTTCAAACCATATTTTATCATCAATTAGATTTTTAAAACGGAAAAATATTTCTAAATCTTCACAAATAAATTCAATTCGTCTTTTACCATTAATTTTATACATCCCAATTTTATCCCTTATTTCAATCAATTTGCCTATTTGAAATGTTGAACATATTCGTCCTGTAATAATGGATCTTTTTGACTTCTTTTTTTCACGTGTTAAAACATCTTCTTCTGATGATTTATCAACAATTTTAAATTTATAAATATTTTTAGTTTTATCTAATTCAGATGATGCATAAATAATATTATATGGTTTATTATTCTTAATCAAGTTTTTATTTATATTTTTATAATATTTTATTTTGTTTATTAATTCTTTTGAACATTTAACAAAATTTATATTCTTATATTTAAGAGATTTTATATTAATATTTTTATTAATATCTTCTATTACATAATATTCACCATGAATAATAAAACCAACAAAAATATTTGATTTAATTTTACTTTTATCTAAATAAATATCTTTGTAATAATTTATTAAATTTTTATTAATATTTAAATAATCAATTATTATATTTATATTTAAAATTTTATTTAAAATTTTATTCATATTTTTATCTTCATTTTTTCCATCATTTTTACTCTTTTCCAAAAATTGTTTTAAAATATTTTCAACAAATATAATTTGCTCATTTTTATTTAATTGATCAAATATAGTTCCTATTACAGCATATCTATAAAATTTTAATTTATTATCACCATTTGCCTTATAAATTTCTTTATGTAAATTAAATATATCATTATATTTTTTAAAAAATCCATCAATAATTTTATTTTCATTTATTTTATTCAAAGATTGAATATTTGAATTTTCATTATAGTCCAATTTTACATTTTCTAATTCAATATATTTAGTTTTAACATCAATTACATTTTCTCTATAAATTAACGGTATTTCTTCTCTATCAATATCAAATGGTTGAAAAATATAATAATCACCTTTATAAATAATATATCCTTTACGACTAAATTTATCATAAACAATTTCATTTCTATTATTAACTAATTGATCCAATGCGGAGTATATAAATAATTTATCAATATCCACAATTTTTTCAGATATATATTTTTCAATTAATGCCAAATGGTATACAATATTACTCCTAAACATATTTTTAATATGTTTTTTAGCAATCTCGATATCGTTTGAAGCAAATCTAATATTATAAGTATCAGTATTAATTGGATAATTAGTTCTTGGATTAGGAGACCAATTACAACTATAATTGCAATTTTCTTTATAATCGCAAAGGGGGCTAAATGGATCATTTCCAATTGGAACATTTAAAATTTCTCCACTTGCAGTTATTTGTCTTTCTTTTTTGTTACTTTCAATTATATTAGAATTTCTGAATAATGCACAATCAACTGCAGATTCTTTCATTATTCTGGTAATATTTTTAATAATTAAATCTTTATTTTCCGCAATTCGATAATTTTTGATATCAACTGTTTCTCTATTATTTATATTATCTTTGTTTTTGCCACGTGGCATTATGGCAGCATATTGATATATTTCAACATTATGTTCATCTTCTGGTAAATCTTTATGAGATAAATTTCTAATTGCTCGACCAATAATTTGTTCATGTCGTGATAAATTATACCATGGTTCTAAAATATGAACTTGTCGTAAATTTTTAAAATCCAAACCTTCACTTATTGCTCTTGTTCCAATAAATATTTTTATTTCTTCGCCATATTTATTTTTATTGCTACGAAATTTTGCAAGAGCCTCATCTTTAGAAACTTTTACAATATCTTTGGATTCACTAAAATATAATATATATTTTGCAAATTTAAATACATGATAATCCAAAGATTTTTCATTATGATGATCTTCATCCAATGCTTCTTTCCCACATAAATAGCAAATTTTTCTTCGTGGACCACCTTTTTTTAATTTATTTACATTATAATCAAGTAATTGATCTTCTCCTTCTACACATGATCGTGTAAAACCATTTTGTTCAAGCATTAATGCAAGGGGAAGTGTTCCTTGTTCAATTAATCTAGAAAAAATTAAGACTAAACCTTTTGATTTTTTTATTATTTCTAATATTTTCGCAAATTTTGTTGAATAATTATTCAAATGTTTTTCATCAGCAAAAGGAGCTTCATTTACAGTTTCTTTATTAAAAATTGCATGAGATTGATATTTATATTGTATTTTTTTTTTATTTCCTACAATTTTCGTAATTTTATAATATCCACCATTTCCATTATCAGTATTTACATCAAATTTTGTAAAAGAGCCATATTTTTCAATTTTATTAGATCCCACCTTATTATTATTATTATTAGAATAATTATGATTAATTACAGGATATGTAACATTAGATATTTTTGTTAAATCAAGCAATCCCATATTTTTTCTTTCATCTTTATTTTGTTTATTTTCTTCTTCATCTTTTTCTATATCATTATTGTTATCAATGTTCTTTTTTATTTTTCCTTCTTTTATTTTTTTTTCAAGATAATTATAATATGTATTATATTGAACTCCTTTCATTTCACATAAAACTATTTTTGTAAAATTAATTTGTTTAGATTTATCAATTTTATCACCACTCATCGTATATTCTATTTTAGGAATTTCACATATTTTAGGATATATTCTAAATGGAAAAATATATGGTTTTTCAGCACGAATATATGAAATATATCCAGTAAAAACTTCTCTTAATTTTTTTTCACCATATAATTTTAATGTACCGTCTTTAACATTAAATATTTCATTTTTATCAATCTTTTCTCGCCCATCATTTTGTAATAAAAGATTTATATAAAATATTATTTCATCTGGTCTGTCAAACATTGGAGTAGCACTCATTAATATTAATTTTATATTCTTTCCATATTTTATTATAGACTCTAAAATAGGTTGAATATTCTTTGTAAAATCATATTTTTTATCAGTTTTGATATTTTGAATTTCATCAATTATAATTACTCTATCATCAAATTCATTTGAAATAAATCTCTTAATTTTATCATTAATCATCTTTTCACTTCCATCCCATCCATGTGTATTTTCTAAAATATGATTTGCAAATTTTCCATATCCAAAAAATTGATAATAAGATTTTTTTAAATCTTCTATTGCTTTTCTTTTTTGATCTTTTGTTAAATATAAACTTTCTTCACCTAGTTCGTATGATCGCCCAGTACATTGTACAATATCTTCGGGATTTTGTTTATCTTTTTCTTTTCTAAAATTATATAATTCATTCATAAAATTGCTTTTTAAATTTGAAATTACTAATATTTTTTTGTTTATATTTTTTAATGTTTTTTTAAAACCTTCTGCAATAGAAATTGCAGTACAAGTTTTACCTACACCTGTACCATGAAATATTAATATTCCATTATAAGGAGTATCAGGTGATATATAATTTTTTAAAAATATTTGATGTGGTTCTAATGTAAAATCTTTTTTTTTTATTATTTTATTCCATGCTTGCTTATCTTTAATTTCAGTATCTCTAAATTCTTTTTTTAAATAAATATTTTCATTAAAATTAGGATCTGTTATTTCTGGATAAAACATAAATGAGTTTTTATTCATATTACTATATTTTGTATAGAAAAAAATTATAAAATATAAGAATGATTTATATTTTATAGAGTTTTTATAAATCTAAAAATTTATAAAAAAATAAATAATGAAATATTTTACTAATAATTTAAATATTATTTTAATTAATCGTATAATTCTAGTTTTTTTTTTAAATCGTCAACATCAGTATCGTCAGTAAAATGTTCTTTTTTATTTTTTGGAAGATTTTTTATAAAACTAAATGCAGTAAAAATTAATACTATCATAACTATTAATGGTAAAACAACTAATATCCATGATATGACAGTATATCCAGAACTACATAAAAAATTAAGTAAAAATACCCAAAGGGCAATAAATACTAAATTGAGTATCATTGAAGATATTGAAAAGCTAACTGTAGCTCCCGCTATAAGTCCTATTAAAGATAATATTAAATAAACCATAGCAGGAGCACATATTGATAGTATTGATCCACCGAACTTTAATTTATTTTTATTCATAATATATAATATAGTATAATATTTTTTTCTAAAAACAATTATATAAAATTATATTTAGAATATTCCTAAAATATTTCTAAAATATTTCTAAAATATTTTAGAAATAATTAATTACTTAAAGTAATTAAAATAAATAATTATAACAAAGCTTATGGACAATAAAAATCCATTTGAAAATGATATATATGAAAATAAAATATTTAATATAGAAGAAAATCCTATATTAAATAATAATGAAAATATTTCTTTAAATAATGATAATGATTCTTCTTCAAATAATAAAAAGAATTTACAATTTTTAGATAAAAAAATGTTTTGTATTAATTGTGGTAAAAATGGCCACATTTCTAAAAAATGTTTATGTCCAATAATTAGCATTGGTATAATTTGTATAAAATTTAATATAGAAGATATAGATTTAAATACTATTATAAATTATTCAAAGAAAATACAAAATAAATATTTATTTTCAATAGATGAAATAATTAAATTAAAAAAAATTAAAAAAATTCTAAATAATTATTCATTAAATAATAATTATGATCAAATAATAGAATATCTTTTTATAAGAAGAAAAAATAGTCTAAATTATGTAGAATTTATTAGAGGAAAATATGATATAAATAATTTAGACTATGTAGAAAGAAGTATTAATTTTATCACAGTTGAAGAAAGAAAATTATTGCAAAATAATAGTTTTAGCTATTTATGGAAAAATTTATGGGGAGAAGATATTTCACATAATAATATTGAATTTATTGAATCAAATGAAAAATTTAATAATCTAAAAAATGGAATGTTTTTTAAAAAGAACGATATAAATATATTTTTTACATTAGATATGTTAATAAAAGATACTATTTTTAATTTTAAAGAACCAGAATGGGGATTTCCTAAAGGTAGAAGAAATATGCATGAAAAAAATATAGATTGTGCAAAAAGAGAATTTCAAGAAGAAACGGGTATAGATGATAATAAATACAATATATTAAATATGACACCAATAGAAGAAAGTTATTTGGCAACAAATAATTTAAAGTATAAACAAATATATTATATTTCACAAATAAAAAATAATAAAACAGAATTATTTTTAGACAATAAAAATAAAAGTCAAAGCATAGAAATCGGTGATATTAGATGGTTTAAATTTAATGAAGCATTGTCAATAATTAGAGACTATAATATTGAAAAAAAAAATATTCTTTTAAATTTACATTTAAATATAAAATATACAATTGATAATTTTAAAAAATTACTAGAATCAATTTGAAAATTTAATAAATTATTACTTATTACTTAATACTTATTATTTATTGCTTATTATTTGTTGCTTGTTACTTATTACTTATTATTTTTATTATTTATTATTAAATACAATAAATTTATAAACAATAATATAATAAAAAGTGTAAATAAACCATAAACTATTCTAAGATAATTAACACCAGTTATTTTATATTTTTTTAAATTATTATTATTATTATTATTATAAATTTTATTTTCGTTTTCATTTTCATAATCATTTTCATTTAATAAATCATATTTATTATTTTTTTTTTCAAAAATAATTTTTTTTTTATAAACATCTTCATATTTTTTAATAACAGTGTCATATGATAATATTTTTTTTCCAATTTCACCATTTACCATATTATGCATATCAATAACCCAATATACAAGTAATTTTCTATTTTCTAAAAAATTATCAATAGGATGTTCTTTTAAATGGCGTTTATAATTTTTTTTACATACAGAACAAGGTATTATATTTTCTAAATTTATAAAAAAATTTTTATAATTATTCTTATCTTCACTAGATGGTTTTATTGGATAAGCAAATGAAATAGTATGTAATGAAAACCATAAATGAGGTCCCCATATATTTTGATTCATATATCTGTTATTATATAAGAAATTAATGAAAAAAATATTAAAAATAATTAAATTTTAAATAAAATAATTTAAAATTTAATTAAAGTTTTCTTGTAAAAAAAAAATCTTATATTATTTTATAAAAATGGATAGTATGAAAAATATTAAAAAAGTTTGGTTGGGATCATTAGGATTTTTAGATAACTGTTATATTAATTCAATAATATTAATTATTCTTCTACTATATTGCTCTACAATTTTTGAAAATATTAATAGTTTTATCGGAAATTTATATAATTTCAGCATTGTTAAATTAGTAATTTTATTATTAATAATATATGTTACGCCAAAAGATCCTACAATTGGTATATTTTTAGGGTTATCTTATATAATTTCATTACACTTTTCACAAGTTAATACTGAAAATTTTGTATTAAATGATTATATTCTTCCAAACAAAAATAATTCTGATTCAGAAGAGGTAAAAGAATCATTTTTCCCGTTAAATAATTCTGATTCAGAAGATGTAAAAGAATCATTTTTCCCGTTAAATAATAACTATACAGAAACTACAGACTCTGGCTATCATAAAGAATCTGAAAATTATGAAAATAATGAAAATGCATGCTTAAATAATTACAACCCCCATTATGAAGCAGTTGGGGATGTATGTAATCCCGTAGCAACATTTCAAAATGAATTAAATGCACAAGGAATAAATCATATTAGTGGTTTTAATGAAAGTAATATTAAATATATGAAAGGAAGCCCAATATAATAATTTATTAAAAAAATAAAAATATTGCAAAAAATATCTAATAAATTTTTTATTATATATTAAATATTTTGTATTTAAAAAATAATTATGAATAAAAATATATTATAATATGATTTCCAAATTAAATTTAAAAAAAAATTTAAAAAAAATAAAGGATATTTACTATATTCAAATAGAACTCCCAAATTTATTAAATGATATTAATTATAAAATTTATGGAAGTAATGGATTTATAAATTATGGTATATTAAATTCATATAATTCATTGAATTTTAATAATATATTAATAATTCCTATAGATGAAATACAAAATATATGTATTAGTATTAAATTAAATTCAGATAAGAAAAATATTGAATATTTTGATTTTTTTGATATGAACACATTATTAAATATTTCTAATAAAAATATTAAAATTAATGTTACTCGTATAAATAAAAATTTTAATTTTAATACTGAATCAAAATATTCTGTATTAAGTTTAAAAAAAATAGAAGATGATAATGAGAAGGAAAAAGATCAAGAAGAAGATGATGATGAAAATGACACTGAAGATGAAGACGATGAAGAAAAAGAAGAAGATGAAGATGAAGATGAAGACGAAGATGAACAAAAAAATAAAGAAGATAAAAATGAAAATTAATATATGTAATAGATGTTAACAGCTAAATAATAAATTTTTAACTTATATTTTATAATAAAATTATAATAATAAGATTATTGATAATCTTATTATTTTTTGATAAGATTATCAATAATTTTATACTAGTTAACTTCTCTTCTAAAAATAGATGTTTTACTTTAGAGAAAATATTTATTTAATTTATTTTTAGCACTATTTTTATTTATTTTTGTATTTTTTATTTTTTGAACTATTTTTATATATTTTTTTTTATTATTTCTATTTTTATTCATATTTTTTGTATTATTAAATTTTATACCATTTCTATTATAATCATTAACTGTCATTATTATATTTTTTTTATGATTTATATTTTCCAAATTATATTGAGTTTTATCGTTATGATGATTATTTATAGTCTCAATATTCTCATAATGATTATTATTATGTAAATTATTATGTAAACTATTATGAATATTATTATTTTGTAAATTTTTTTTATTTTTATTTTCACTATTTATATTTTCATGATTCTTATTATGTAAATTGTTACGAAGATTATTATTTTTTAAATTTTTACTTTGGTGATCTTCTATATTATTATGTAAACTATTATTACTATTAGTTTGGTTATTATGAAGATTATTATTATTTTTTAAATTTTTACTTTGGTGATCTTCTTCTATATTATTATGTAAACTATTATTACTATTAGTTTGGTTATTATGAATATTATTCTTTTGTAAATTTTTACTATTTTTATTTTCATTTTGACTATTTATACTTTTACGATTCTTGTTATGATTATTAATACTATTTACATTCATAAATATTTTTGTATTTATTCTTTCTTTATTTAAATTTTTAGAAAGTTCTGTAATTGTCACATTCTTTTTTACATTCTTCAAACTATTTAAATTCATATTTTTATTTTTTAAATTTTTTACAACATTTGTTATTCTTAAAGAATTATTATTTACAAAATATCCATTACTACTATCTTTTAAAATTAAATCAACATTATCTAAAAAAGAACTATTTTGTTCAATTATTTTCAATAATTTTTCTAAAAAAATATTTTTTTTAATCTTCCCTAAATTAAATTTAAATGTAATTAAAATTATAGTATATAATTTTTTTATTATATTTTTTAATTTTTTAATTTCACGATTATCCAATTCTATTATATCTTTCTTTTCAATATTAAATTCTTTTATTTTATTATTTAAAGATTTTCCACAATTTTTAATATAAGAATTTAATGATTCTGTATTATTTTTATATTTAGAAATTAATTCATTAATAATTTTTTTCATACTTTCTGGTATTTTTATATTATTTTTTACTATTTCATTTTTAGTATTAATTGTAATATTATTACTTTGACTATTATGATTATCTATTTTATTTACTTTATTTGAATTTTCATTATTTACTTGTTTTTCTAATTCTTTTATATGATTAATTAATGAAACACTCGGTTTTGGAGGAACCCCTATCATAAAATTATTAGAATTTATATTATTATTCATATATATAAATGTATAATATATTTTTTGAATAATAGAAAATTATATTTTCACATATTTTTTATAAAAATATGTGAAAATATCTATAAAATAATAATATTTATTTATTCTTCAATTTTTGAAGTTCCTGATGTATTTCTTAAAAGGTAAATACTACTAATTAAAAATCTTTCACTAAATAAATTATATTTTTTTGTTAATAAACTAAAAATAGATTGATCATGTCTATGTTCTATAAATCCATCAATATTTTTCAAAATTGATGGAGAATCATCTATGTTATGATAATCACATCCTATTTCATACCATTCATTTACCAAATGTCTTGTTTCATTACAAACTAAATATAAATTAGTACCTCCTTGACGCTGTGCGCTATTTAAATATATATCTTTATTCATATCTAGTTTTTCTACTAAATCCATTTTATTATAGTATTTTTCTGTACAAGTTAGAGTACCAATAATTTTATCAGTTTTAACTATATCAATAGATTTTAATAATTCATTTTTAATCTTAAAATTAAGTTCACATCCACAGTCTAAATATAATAAAATATCACCATCATTCATATTTTCCATAGTTTTTTTTATAATATAAGGTTTCCATAACCAATATCCATGTCCCCTCTAATTCTTATTTATAAATTCATGATGTTCATTCCAAAAATCTACATCTTTTTTTAAATATTCTGAAGTGTATAATATAGTTTCATTAAATATATTTAGATTTTTTGCTTGTTCTACTAATCTTTTTCCAGCATCTATATATAAGTCGTGACTACCAAAAGTTATAAATTTTATACTCATATATATATATATATATATATATATATATATATATTTATTTTTTCAAAAAATACTTTAGTACTAAATTATTTAATTACATGTATTATTTGTTGGATTACCAGATATATTTGATTTTTCAGTTGATATTAAACCAGGAATAACACAATATTTTTGTGGTTTTTGCAAACCAACAACTGGATTTTGAGTTTCAACTGAAACATGTTTATCTCCAACATTTCTTAAAATTTCTTCTTTTAAAACTGGATTCATATTATTTTTATTTAAAAAAAACATATACCATTTATTTAAATTATCATCGGGTAAAAATAAATACATTAATGTTCCTTGTATACCATATTGTGCGCAATCTTGAAATGATGGATTATATAACCCAGATTTAATTTGACTAATATTTACATATTTTTCATTTGGTTTTGTATAAAATAAATTAATATTAAATTTTGAAGTACTTACCAATTCATCTTTACTATTATCTTGTGAAAGACCTATATCACTAAATTTTATGTATGATTCTTTATATTCTTGTAAATTAAATTGTTTATTTAATGTATTTGTTGAAGTATTAATTAATTCATCCAATGCAGTTTTTGTAGGAAATAAATTAGTAACAATTATAATTTTACCAATACACTCTTTCATTTTAGCATTTGAAATTGAAAATGTACCATTTCTTCCTGAAAAACTATATTTTTTATCAATGAAATATTTCGAAAATATTTTTAATAAATATTCATATATTTTAAGATAAATATTTTCATTATATTCAAAATGGAATTGTAAATATAAAAATAAAGGATACGATGAATTATTTGGATCTTCATTTACCCATGCCCATTTATTTATTATACCCAATACATCAATAAATTTTAATGGCATACCATCTTGGCTCATTTTTTCACATCTTACAATTGGTTCTGCACTAGGATCATAAGGATCTTTTTTATCAGAATAAATATCTAAATGTATAACACGAGATTTAAACTGAGTTAAAACTGTTTTGAGAATATCCAAACTTGGATTTCCTCCAACTAATGGTGATTCTGCAATATATGAATAATATGATCCTGGGTAATAAAAATCAGCTAATATTAAATCCTGATATTCATTACTTTTTTTATTTAAAAATGATATTGGAATATTACCAATTGTTTTTAAATAATTGTCACCATATCTTTTTGCAATATCAATTAATTGTATATTATTATTACTTTTACCATTAATATTATTATTATTATTATTATCAAAATGATCTTTTTTTAATCTACTTGTGTAATCATTAAAACAATTTAATGATAATTTCTCATAATTATTATGTTTTAATTGATAATATATTTTATTTATGTTAGATGTACTAGATAAAATATAATCAATTAAAAATAAAACAGATATTATAAATATTAATATAAATTCAATATTTAATGGATTATCAATATTATATAAAAAAAGTGAAAATATTAATATATAAAATATTATTGAATAAACCATAAATACATATTTTGCAATTATTGAATCTGATATAGCGGTTAATTTTCTTGAATATGTAACAACATTTAAATATACGGCTACATTTAATATAATTATTGATGGAAATAATATTTTCATTTGAATAGAACTAGTAATTTTATCAAATTTTAAAAAATAAAATACAATTCCTATTATTAATCCAATTATAATTAAACTATCTGCCAACAATAAACCCCATTGTTTTTTATATATTCTATCACCAATTTCAACTATTTTATTATTATTTGAATCTTTGGAATTTTGTGGAATATTAATTGAGTAATATAAAAAATAATAAAATATGAAAAATATAATATATATTATTGTTTTTGATTTATCAATATTTTTCAATAAATTTAAAATAAAAATATTTATAATATTTAAATATTTATAAAAATATTTATTAAATATCATCTATATAATATTATAATGTAAAAAAATAAAACTATTTTCTTTTAGTAAAATTAATACATTTAATTTCTTTTTTATTATTATTATTTATTGAAATAATTTTTTTATATTCATTATTTTCAATATTATATATTCTACATTTATCATTAATATTATGTTCATTATTATGTTTGCTATTATGTTTATTATTATGTTCACTATTATGTTCATTATTATGTTCTCTATTATTTTCACTATTATTATCACTATTATTTTCAATATTATTTATTTTATTATTTTCTTCATTATAATAATCAATAATTGTTTTATTTTTATCTAATTTAATATTATTTTCTTTTAAATTATTTATTTTTGGTTTTTTAAATGTAACAAAATCTCTAAATATTGATAATTTTTTATCTTTTTTTTCTTCTATTGAATTATTAATATCAATAATTGTCATATTTGTAGAAATTAATTCTCCATTATTCTTATTTTCTATAATATTTTTTTGATAATTATTTAGAATATCATTATTTTTATAATTATTTTTATTCAATTCCAAATACTCAGGATATTTTGAAAATATTACCTTGTTAATATCATCATTTAAAGTTGTATTTACAATTTTTTTAGGATTTTCTATATTATTATTATTTTTATCTTTATTTAATAGTTTTAAAATAATATTATCATAATTTTCATATAATTTCTTTTTTGATTCTTCGCATAAAGATGATTCATTATTTTTTATAATATTAAAATACATCTTGTTTATATTTCCATTTGATTGTATTATTAAATATTCTTGCTGTAATAAATTTATATTCCATTTAATATTATTTTTAATAATGTAAAATGCAATAAAAAAAATATATTTTTTTTTTCCTATTTGTGTTATTTTAAAATTTTTTTTATATAAAATATGCAGTTTATTCAAAAAAATTCTTGTATTTTTATGTAAAATATCTTCAAAACTTAATATAATATTCCATAATATGAATATCCAATGATCAAAGTTTTTTTCGTAACAATTAATATTATTGGAAAGAACAATATTTTTATCTTTACTTTTTTTTAAATTTTCATTTTTCTCTATCCATAAATACCAATAAATACAATTTTGATAAGTCCCTCTTTTTTTATCTAAATTATTTACTATTTCATTTAATGCAAGTTTAATTTCACTTGGTGTATTATTGTATATAAATCCATCTATTTTATTTAAATCATTTGATATCATTCTTTTTTGAATATCATCTTTTTGAAATGAAATATTATTTATAGCTGGTAAACTTTTTTGTATGAAAATATTATTTTTTTTAGTTAATGACAAAATAGAAGTAAGTTCTGCATATAAATTACGTATTTCTTGATTATTCCTTGTAAATATTTCATGTTTTTTAGGATATTTTCTAATTATATTTAGATAATCTTTTTCACGTTTTAAAAAATAAATCAAAAATTTTGGATTATTAATATGAACAAATTTAAAATATGTTGTCAATAATGAATCCCAAATTATATTATTTAATCCTGTACTATGTAATTCAACACACCATCTAATAGAATCTTCTAATTTACTATTAATAATTGAATTTTGAAAAGCATTTATTACATCTTTTCTTTTATATCCACTTATAGTAATATTTTTAAAATCTTTTCCTATTCTTGTATCACAAATAATATAAGAATCTGGTATTTCCATCTATTTATTAGAAAGAAATTAAGAATATTTTTATTTACGAATTTATATAATAATATTTATTATTATCAAGAAAAATATATTATTTTATATTAGAGTAATAAAATAATGCCAAAAAAAATTTTAAAACCAATTATTAATAATAAGATAATTCAAAAAAAAAGATTGAATAAAAATAAAAATAAAAATAAAGTAAACTTTAAAGTTGATAATGGTATATGTGCTCCATGTCAACTAAAAGAAAATGATAAAAATAATAGAAAATTTAAAACATGTTATTCAAACACATCATTAGTCAGAATTGCTACTTTATGGAATAGAAATAATAAAGATAATAACATTATAATTAAAAATAAATCAAAAAAACAAATTTGGCAAGAAATTCAAAAAAAACTAAGTTTTGTATGTAAAAATGACGAACATTGTTGGAAAAAGCAAGATTTCTTAAAAAAAATAAAAGATATAGAAATAGAAATGTATACCTTTAAACCAGACTATCCAAAAGAATGGAAAAAAGATAAATATACATGGTTAAATACATATGATATTTATTATGTAATGAAACAATATGAAAAGGCACATGATGATTTCATATTTTTAGGACCAATACCATCTGATTGCCCAGTAAAAATTAATTGTGAATTAAGTAATTTTGACATATTAAAAATGAAAAAAGAAAATATAAATAAAATAGGTATTATATATAATTTAGATATTAGTTCTGGACCAGGTACACATTGGGTAGCAATGTATATTGATAATAAAAATAATGAAATAAATTATTATGATAGTTATGGATCAAAGAGTACACCATTAATTGAAAAATTTATTAAAAAAATAGTAGATTCATATCAAAAAAATAATATAGATCCAATTGTAATATATAATGATAAAAGACATCAATATGGAGGATCAGAATGTGGAGTATATTCTATGAATTTTATTTTAGAAAGATTACATGGAACAACAATGTATGATATTAGTAAAATGATCATTCCAGACGAAAAAATGAATTATTTAAGAAAAATATTATATAATACACGTACATAATAATATTATATCTTTTACACAATCATAACATATATAATAAAATAAATTAAATTAAATTAAAATTCATTAACATCTTGTATATTCTTAATTTCCAAATTATTATTTGTATTTTCAATATTTTTAAAAACTTCTTCTACTTCAGCCTTTTTCTGATCATATATTTTACATATCATTTCATTAACAATTTCATTAGTATTTTTTTCATCATTATACTTATTATATTTTAAATTGATAATTTCATCGATTCTTTCGGTTAAATATGGGTTTTTCTCAGTTTCATCATTCATATAACTAAGCGTATCTTTCATATTTTTCATAATATTCTTAGTAAATTGTTCTTTATTTAATCGAACAAATTTCTCTTTTTCATTTTTATATACAATGGCTGTTTCATTACCTTCTTCTAATAATAAATTTAAATTATTTTTATTTTCAAGAATATGTTCTAATGCTTTTGTATATATAATATTAATTATTAAATCCATTTTTGTTCCATTATCAATATGAGAAATATCAAATTTATTATCAAATGGATTACACAAAATATTTACCATTATATTATTTGTAGTATTATTTGTAGTATTATTATTTACAGTGTTATGTAAAATATAATTATTATTATTTTCATTTACATTTTCTATAGAATTACCATCTGTAATTATTTCATTTTTAAGTTTACATCTGTTATTCATATGAATTTTTAAATTATATTTTCTAGTAAAATATTTATTACAATATAAACATATATATTTTTCTTCTAGTGTATTTTCATTATTTTCATTATTATTACTATTTTCTATATTTTTAGTTACAATATTTTTATTGTCAAATTTTATAATATTTTTCTCATTTTCATCATTGTTTTCTTCTAAATTAGAATTATTATAATCATTGTGATTATTATCATCATTCATCTTTTTTAAACTTAAAATACATAATTCTTCAAAAGATTTTAATGAAAATGTTAAGTTTTTACATTTATTTTTATTATTCAAATG